CCCAGTGTATACAGCCGCACAGCTCCGCCTCCTCATAATCATCTTTTGCATATTCTTGCTTGAACTTACCATGTCTTCGTGTTAATCTTATAAAAAAGATGATTAGACGGAAAATATTTTTTGGAGGTAGACCTATGAAATGGCTCGTATATGGCTGCGGTCTTCTGATTTCCAGCGCCGCGCTTGTCGCTCTCTCCATGTCCGGTGTGTTTCCTGCCCTCGGCGGTATCGGTTCCGGGCTGTTGACAGTCTGCGTCTACTTTCTCGGTGTATATCTCGCGCCGCGCCTCATCATTCATCGCCTTCAGCAGCGTGTTTCGAAAGAGAAGCCCGAAGATATTGTTACCATTGAGCCAAATCGTAAGCCCGTCCGCCGCGATGTCGTCGGCTATCAGCTGGCTATATTTATCCTTGTTTGTTCAACGGTTCTCCTTGCTCTCCGATGTGGCAGCGCGTCCGCCGAAGTCGATGGCTTACAGGCTCAGTTGGAAGAGCAATATCGCGCTCGTTATGAAGAAGGCTATGCAGATGCCGAAAGTACCGCTTATGAAAGCGGCTATGATGCCGGGTGTAAAGATGGCTACAGCACCGGCTATGCCGACGGAGATGCTGCTGGCCGCAGTGCAATCCTGTCTGCTTATTACGATGAGCTGCGCTTCTTCCGCAATGGTGCCTGCATCGTCACGGAAGAAGGCTATCGTTATCACCACTATGGCTGCTATCACATTGCAGAGCGCGAGTATTGGATATACAACACCGAGTTGGCAGAATATAAAGGCTATTCTCCCTGCATTGATTGTTGGGAAGATGGGCTTTTGACAATTATACTGCCCTGACAATGCAGCAGAACACCGCCGGGTTCCCCCGGCGGTGTTCTTGTCTTATCCCTTCGGCAGTACCAGCCCGCCAGTGTAGCTTGTTCCGTCCGGCAGTACGATGCCACTCTCCGTCTCAGCATTCAGCGCATCATATACTTTCTGCCCCACGCTGGTGCTGTATGGGTTTTTCGCTGGTTTCCAGCTTTTGTTCGCCAGCTGCCACAGCGCAGCCTGCTGCGTCACCGTCAGGCTCTGTCCGCCGCCAGCTCCCGGCAGCACGATGCCGTTACCGCCGCCGCCCATGGAATCAATGGCCGCTTCCACCTCTTCCTGCTTGAAGGTGCCGTTGCCGTCAAAGTCGAACTTCGGCAGCAGTTCCCGGAAGGTCACATATGCTTCCGGCGTTACGCCGTAGCTGTATCCCGTCTGCAGCTTTCCGTACTCGCTCTCCTGCATCATCTCGCCCAGCACGGTCATCTGCTCATCGGCGCTCAGTCCCGCATCCACCACTGCGCGGTAGCGCTGCAGGTTGTTCACGCTGTCCTTGCCGTCCTCCGGTTTCAGTGCATTCAGGCTATTCGCCAGCTCATAGGCCGCTTCATCATCCAGTCCCGCCGAAACAAAGCTGTCGTATCGTGCCGCTTCCGCCGGAATCTGGCTGTAATACTTGAAGCAATCGCGCACAGTTTCCGCCTGCTCTGCGGTCAGATTCTGGCTGTTCACCCAGCGGGAGAACTCCACTGCCTTCTCTGATGCGCCGCTGTACTTCTCGTTGACGGTAGTGTACTCGTTCTGCACCTTCAGGAAGGTATCAAAGTCCAGCCCCGCCTGCTCGAATGCCATAATGTCGTCATCCCGGCTCGTGGTGTAGCTGCCGTCTTCCTGCTTCTCACCGAAAAGGTATCGGTACATCTCCTGCTTCTCGTCGTCCGTCAGTTGGCTTTCCGCCAGTGCGGTGCGCTTTGTGTTGGATGCTTCCGCGCCCTTCAGGTTTCCTGCGTTTTTAACATCCAGCAGTACCTGCGTCACCGCGCCCATGTCCGCGTCGTTGTCGGCCAATGCGTCCATCAGCTCCCGCTCCTTGTCGGTTGCCATCAGTCCATAATAGGCCACGCTCTTTCCGTCGCCGGAGATGTCTGCGGCCTGCAGCACTCTTCGTTCTGCTTCGGCCTTGCTTTCCGTCTCCGTTTTCTTTGTTCCACGCAGTTCCTTCAGCAGGTTGTACGCATCTTCTTCCGGCACGCCAGCCTCCGTCATTCCCTGATAGGCGGCAGTCTCCTTTGCGCCAAAGCTCTTGAATCCGCTCTCTACCCAGTCTCTTCCGGTCTTTAGCGAAGTTTTTCCGAACAGCATGGCCTGCCCTGCGTTCAGCGCGGCCTGCCACGGGTCATCGTTGTATACCGGGTACTGTAGCAGATCATTGCCTTCGGCATCCACCGAATAGCTTCCGCCTTTGATCGTGGCGCTCAGTCCTTGGTAAATCTTCTTCAGCTGTCCGCCGCCGAACGGAAGCGCCAGATAGGTCAGCGGGTTCATCAGCTCTTTGCCAGCCGTAGCCAGTTTCTTCTTGGTACTCCATGTGTCGCTCGTTACAGTCTTCAGCAGGTTGTCCCAGTCCGGCAGGGCACTGCTGATGGGTACGCGCCCGCCGCCCAGCACACCGCCGATAAACGGCAGTTCCTCCGCCACATCGCCCAGCGTTTCGGTCACGGTGTCGTAGGCGTTTTTCTTCTCCGTCTCAAAAGACGGCATATCACCCGTCACAGCACCTACGCTCAGCTCCACAAGGTTCGGCAGCTCATATCCGGTGATGTCGCCCACGGTGTCGTTCAGGATGCCCAGCGGGTCAAGCGCCGGTCTGCGCCCGATGAAGTATTCGTAGACTTCATCATACAGCCATGCTCCGAGGAAGAACTTGAACAGCGCCATCGCCAGCGCCGCCAGCCCCTTCTCCTTGTATGCGCGCGGCATATCCTTGAAGAGATAGCTCAACTGGTTGTTGACCTCCAGCTGGAACTGCGTGAAGACCTTCGTCAGCGGATTGCTCCGATTGAACAGTGTCGGCGTGGAGCCTTTGCTGCGGTCAGCCATCACGCCCGCCGTCCAGTTGTCCGCCTCCGTCATGGCGGCAGCCTCGCTCATCCCGCGCTTCAGGTTCTGGTTGTACCGCGCACGCACCAGACTTCCGGCAGTAAACTGGTCGATGTACTCCATCGGCGAAGACATGGTGGCCGAAGCCTTCTGCGCCCATGTCCGCACCAGCGGGTCGCTGCCCTTGCGGTTGGTCAGGAAGGCGGACGCATCCACGATGCCGTCGTTTTCCTTGAAGCTCTGCAGCGTCTGCCACATGCCCCGCAGCAGCTCTCCACGGTCAAGCATCGCGCCGCCCTGCGTCAGCGGGATGAAGTTTGTCAGCCACGATGCCGGGTTGATGGCCACCATGTTGGCGGCCACACGGCTCTCCAGTCCCTTCACAAGGTTGTACATGTTTCTGCCCAGTGCCTGCTCCATGTTTCGGTCTGCGCGGCTCTTCTTGTTGGCCAGCAGGTTGGTGTACTCCTCCAGCTCCACCACGAAGTTGGACAGCGCAAACCGTCCGTCTTCGTAGATGCTGTCGATCTTGCTGCGCTTCTCTTCCTCTGTCAGCCGCGTGTCGGCGTACACCGTGTCCACCTGCTTGCGGATTCCCTCGTCGCCGGTGCGGTATCGCGCCTGCGTCGCCAGCGCCCGCAGCTTCTGGATGTTGTCCGTCTGATAGATGACATCCGCCACGCCTTCGATGTATCGGTCGAAGCCTTCCACTGCGTCATAGGCCGTGTCAAAGCCAAGGCGCTGCTGTGCGTTTCCGAACCACTGGATGCCCGGCCGGAAGGTGTGTGTCAGGCCGTTAATGGTGGTGGGCAGCGCTGTCACCTGTGTGTCGATACCCAGCGCCCTGCCGAACAGTCCCATGATACCGTCGCCGTCACCCGGCTGGAAGTGGGGGAAGTACCCGCTGCGGTAGTTCACCGGCTCGTACCCGTTGCGCACTCTCGCCTCGTTCATCTGCTGGAACAGCGCGTCGTAGATACTGCGGAACTCCTCCACCGCGTGCTCGATCTTTGCCTTGTCCAGCTGCGGATTCTGTCTCCACATTTCCTGTACGATGCCGCGCCAGTCGCTCAGCGTCTTGCCGTCCCGCTCTGCCATGCGTCCTCTGCTGTTCTCCAGCATCCGGATGTTGTCCATCGCCTCGCCCAGCAGCTGCACGGCGTGCGCTTCAGAGATTTTACCCTCCTTCTGCATGGCCTTCGTTTCTTTGGTGCTCAGGTTCAGTGCCCGTACCCGCTCGCGCATTTTGTTCTTCAACCGCGTGGACTTTGCCTGCGCCTCATGTACCGGCGTAAAATACTCGGCAATGATCTCCTGCGCCAGCTTCTTGTCCTTCACGATGTCAAGGATATTGCGCTCCATCGTCTCGCGGGAATAGAGAATACCGGCTTTCTTGTCCTTCCAGTCGTTTGCCGTCTCTAAGAACTTGTCCGCCTCTTCCCGCAGCTTCGCCCGCTGGCTCTGTTTGTACTCCGTCAGCAGCTTCACCAGCCGCTCATACTCAGTCGTAGCCTCGTATACAGCGGTGATGCCCTTCACATTGTCCGCCTTCGGGTCAAGGTGCTTCAGCTCGATCTCGCCCTTCAGCAGTCGCCCAAGCTGCACATTGTCGTGGTCGGTCAGCAGGTTCTTTGCCTTGGCTTTCTCCGCTTCCCACCGTGCCTTCTTCAGCCGCTTGTAGGCTTCCGTGACCTGTTCCGTCGTCATCGGTGTCTCCGCCGCCGCGTTTGCCTTTGCCGCACGCTCGTCAGCATAGCGTTTTACAGTGCGCAGGTCTCCAATGGTGTCTCCGATGGCAGCATCAAAGTCGTTCTTCGCCCAGCGTTTAAACTCTTCCGCATCCCGTCCATAGTATTCGCTCAGGGATTTCTCCGTTTTTTCGATGCTCTGCGCCACTTCAAACATGCGCGCCAGCTGGTCAGCCGGGTGCGTCAGATCATCCGGGAACAGCTCCGGTGCCATGTCCTGCAGTTCCTGATACGCCACATCCACCGGCAGCCCGCCCTCGTTGACGATGCGCAGCCGCCCGAAGGCGCTCTTTCGGAAGTCATTGAAGTCCGCAATGTCGTGCTTGTCTTCCTCCGATATGGTCACAGCCTGCGTGCGAAGGTGGTCTTTGATGCCCTTGTACTGCTGGTAGAACTCCTCATCCACCACGATGCCCTCGCTGTATGCCCGCTCGAACAGTTCCGCCGCCGTCTCTTCCGAAACGCGTCCGGTGGTCAGGTATTCCTCGCTGATCTTCTGCGCGATCTCCTGCAGATACTCCCGCTGCGCAAAGCGCGGCACACTCAGTGCACGGCTTACGCGCCCCACGAGGGCGTTTTCCGTCCGCTTCAGGTAGTCCCGCGCCTTCTTCGGCAGCGTTGTGCGGATGCCGCCCTTCTTCTCTTCATTCTCCGCCGTCGGCAGCGTCGCCTCTGGTGTTTCCTCTTCCGTGACGGAATACTGCAGCGTCCGCTCGTCGGTCGGCATAGTGAATCGTTCCACCACCGCATCGCGGTTTTCATAGCTCAGCGGCAGCAGGTCATGTACCTGCACCTGCGCGTCAGACCATGTTCCGCCGAAGTCCTGCCCGGTCAGTGTCAGTTCTCCGATCTCGCTCTTGGAATACTTGTTGGAGGAATCGAACAGCAGCACCGGGATTTGTTCCACGCCTGCATTCCGCATGGCCACTGCGCGGTGCCGTCCCTCATGTCCCTGTACCTCTCCGGTTTCGTGGTCGATGTTCAGCTGGATAGGCTGCCACCTTGTGGCTTCGCCCAATTTCTCCGCGTCCAGCGTCTTGCTGTGCTGCTCCACGATCTGCCGCCCGCTTTCGCTGGTGGTCAGGTTCAGGAACTCATCCGGTGTCATGTAGGCAATGTACGCCTTCGCATACTTCGGGCTGCTCTTCGCTGCATAGTCTCTCAGATAGGTGTCGATGGTGCTTTCCTTCAGCTTAACCTCCCCATCGTATTCTCCGTCCTCGCTGATGGAGAACTTTATCCCCTCCAGCCCGTTCACCAGCTCCCGCCGCTGTTCGTCGTTGCCGGTCTCGTACTGTATGATGTTCACGCCCGTTGCCGCCTTCACCGCTGCGATCTCTTCCGCCGGTGCGCTGGTTGGCGCGATGATGGCCGCTGCCTCGCTGAAAGGCACCACCCTCTGCGCCTTCGCCTCGTAGTAGCCCGTGGGGATGTTAGCTGCGCGTTCGATGAGCGCGAGGATGCTCTTGGCGTGCCCGTCGGATATGGCATAACCTTCCTTACGGAACGCTGCCTTTACCGCCGCCGTGGTCTTCTTGCCCTTTGCCGCCTCCGCAATGATGCCGCTCAGGTTCTGCTCCTCCTCGAAGCTGTTGTCATAGCGGTGCATCGTTGTGAGCATCAGGTCGTTCACCACCCGGTCAAGGTAGATGCCGAGGTCTCGCAGCGCCTTCTCGTGTTCCTCTTCACTCACCGTGCGCAGTCTCGCCTCGTCCGCGTGCATCTCGTCCACGTTCCGATATTCCCGCGTAGCCGTTGCCGCCAGCGTCTCCGGGGTCACGCCGTACATGTTCGCGCCCTTGGCTGCCGCCATGTTCATGGCCTTCACGATGTTCTCCGCCGTGTAGTCCCAGTGTGTCTGTGCAAAGCTCCGTCTGCCGTTGTCGGTCACTGCATCCTCGCCGTTGTAGATGCCCCGCTCGCCCAGCAGTCCATTCAGCTGCGGCTGCACCCAGTCCTTCACTGTCCGCAGCGCATCGTCCCAGCTTCCGCCCGGTGCGATCATTTCCATCATCTTGGCCGCCGTGGCTTCCTTGTCGATCTCGCCCGCGCTTCCGCCGCTCTCATAGAACTCCTGTGCGTTCCTGATGAAGTCCTCTACACGGTTTTGGAACACATTGTTCTCCATGTAGTAGTCGATGCGCTTCTCTTTGGATTCCGGTCTGCGGTTCAGGAAGTTGGCATGTTCCTCTGCATAGACTTCCCGGATGGCCTGCTCCGCCGGTTTCATCTCTTCCGCCGTCAGGCGTTCGCCGGTCATCAGCTTCACTGCCAGCCGTGCCACTTCCTGTTCGCCCACCTTGTCGATGTATCGCCGGATGGTTTCATTGCTGAAGAATCGGTCAAACCGCTTGTCGCGGTATACCGGCTCAAGCTGTTTTCCTTTACTCTGAAGGTAGGCCGCCTGCACTTCTGGATGGTTCGCCAGCTTGTCTGCGATCTCTTCCGGCTCCCATCTGGTCTCATTCTCCAATCCGATCTTGCCCAGCGTGCTGCTGCCTTGGAAAACGCCGCCCGCAAACCGGCTCGACAGGTTCTTTATGTTCTCATCGAACGCCCGCCGTGCCTCGTAGTTTACCTCGCGCTCCACGATGGCGTTGTCCTTCGTCGGTGTCCATGCGTCGCCGCCGTACACCTTGTTTCGCGGGTCTGCCTCCGGGTCAATGGTAGCGCGCGGGAATACCACGCTGGTGTCTCCGTACTTCGTGTGTCCCTCCGCCGCGTCCACAATAGCCACGGAAGGGGAGGGGATGCCGCCCCAGTTCAAGGCCGCGTCCCGGATAACAGACCAGTCCTTGTTGTGCACAGCGATCAAGTCCTTCGTCCGCTCCACCGGCTCGTCGATGGAGAAGCGCTTCTTGACAGGCGGCAGCTTCTCTGCTACACTATCGTCAGAGGCGGATGCAGTGCTTCTGGCAGCTCCCGGTGACGGGTTCGTGCTTATTGCTGCATCCGCCTCTTTTTCTGTAAAAGAGGTCGGCTGCAGGTTTAGCACATCATACAGTGCCATGCTTCCGTTTTTCTTCGTGCCTACCACCACGTCCGCCGTGTAGTCGTTTCCGCCCACTCGCAGCAACACATTACCTCTGGCGAAGTCCGTGATTCTGTCCTTGCGCGGATGGTTTAGCCCTTCGTTCACCCAGTCCGTCGTTGCGCGCAGGATTTCGTCGGCATTGTCCGTGGCGCGTAGTTTGTCCGCGTGCAGCTGCGGGTCGTTGTTATAGAGCCACTGCATGTACCGGGAGAAAGTCATCTCCTGTCTGCTTCTGCCGTCAATCTGAATTTCGTTGTTCCCCACGGTGATGCCGTTGGGGAACTTTTTCTTCAGGTTCTCCTTGACGGTCTTCACCCAGTCCGCCTCCGGCACGCCCGCAAGAATGTCCTGTTCCACCTCCACGAACGGCTTGTTGTCCGTGGTCTTTCCGATGGCGTAGCCATCCCCACTGTCAGCAAATACCGTATCCTCGCTGCCATAGTCAGGCGATGTCTCCCGGCGCTCCTGCGCCGTCAGCTCCCGTCGCTTCGCAGTGTCCCGCGCCTCGATCTCTCCCGCCGTGTCGCGGTACAGGTCGGTCGGCATCCGGCCTCCGTTCCTCGCGTTGCGGTCGATGCTGTCCCGCAGGCTGTACCAGTCCCACACGCGGTCGCCGTACTGTTCCTCCAGCTGGTCTCTGCGCTCGTCGTAGCGCACCCACTCCGGCGGGTCTGGCTCGATCTGCTCCCATGTGTTCAGGTCAACCTTCCCGCGCGGCACCTTCGGTGCCATGGCATCCAGCTCTTCCATAGCCGCAACGAACTGCGGGTCGCTCTCCCGTATCTGCTCATACTGTTCCTGCAGTCGTGCGCCCTCGCGCCGTTCCTCCGCCGTCCTGCTGTCAAATCCGTTTTCCATTCTCCGGTTCCAGTAGGCGGGGTTTGCCCCGCTGGCAAATTCTTCCCGGTTCTGGATGGCGTGCTGCACCTCATGGATGATGGAGTTCAGCAGCGCCTCCGGCCTGTTCTTCAGGTCGCGGCTCAGCTCGATGCTGTCAAACTTCCGGCTGTATCCGCCGTCCTGTCCGTCCTCCAGCGTGTGGAATGTCACGCTCAAATCTGCCATATCCGGATAGGCTTCAAACAGCTCCGGCGCAGACACCAGCTCTCCCAGCGTGGTGTAGTTGGGAATATCCGCCGCGTCGGTGCGCAGCTGCATCCTGCTGTCGTTGATCTCGAAGCGCCACTTGCCGTCCATGCCTTCGTGCCAGCCCGTCGCCTTGCGGATGCTCTCCATGTCGGCTCCGGCCTGCTGCATCTCCTGCGCTTCCCGCAGGCTTTCAAGGTTCGCGCCGTTGGCGTTCGCCCCGGCATAGCTGTGCTGCAATCTGCCCAGCCCCTGCTGCATGTCGATCTCCGGGTCATACATGTCGTTGAACGCCGCTTCTGCATCCTCTTCAGAGATTTCCCCGTTTGCCATCTGCTGCTGCAGCGTGTCCATATTCTGCGCCTGCGCAGCGGCTCGCTGCTGCATGTCTGCGGTGAAGCTGCTCTGTGTCTCCTGCAGGGCGCTCTGGTAATAATTCTTCGCCTTCGTCAGGAACGCCCGCTCCTGTGCGTCGCTGTTGCCCAGCTTTGCCAGCAGCTCGTTGATAAACTGCAGGATGCGCCGTCCCAGCGTCCGGTTCTGCTGCACCATGGCGCGGATGCTTTGCTCGTCGGTCAGCAGATACTTTTCCACATACTCCGCCACGATCTCCGAATCAATGGCCGCGTTGTCCGTCAGGTTCTCGCCGTGCCGCGCATACAGTTCCGCCTTCTGCTGCCGCATGGCCTGCAGGTCTCCGCCGGTCTGCCGGATGCGGTTCAATACCAGCTTCTGCAAATCGCTGTAGCTTCCGCTTGCCTCGATGCTGTGCGTCAGTTCGTGGCTGATGATCTGCGCCACCGGGTTCTGGCTGCGTGCGTTGACATAGATTTTTCCGTCTGCCGGGTTGTAGTAGCCGTTGTGCATTCCTCCGGCGCTATCTGCGCCTTCGCCGAAGAACACCACCTCGCGCCCCACGATGTTGCCAATGCGCTGCACCTTGGCGATGGTGTCCTCGTCCACGCCCGCAAGAATGCCCGTGCGTTCCGTTTCCGTCTCGGCTCTCGCAGCTCTCTGCCGTGTTTCCGCCTGTTCCGCCGTCGGCAAAACGCCCGGTTGTTCCGTCTCCATTGTCTCTCTCAGCGGCGCAGTCTGGCTTTCCTGCTCCGTTTCGCGCTGCTGTGTCTGCGTTTCTGCCTGCTCCGCTGTCGGCAGTACTGTTCCGCTGGTCTCTTCCGCCGTCGGCAGCATCACGCCTTTCGCCTGTTCCTGCGCAGTTTCGGTTTGTCCCGCAGTCTGTTCCGTCCCTTCCAGCATCCCGGTGGTCTCCGCAAACAGCCTGCCGATCTCCGTGTCCGTCAGCTTCTTGCCGTGGCTCAGTTTGTCCTTCAGCTCTTGTCCCAGCTTGTACGCCTCACTGCTCTGGTCAAGCGTCTCCGCCGTCTCAATGATGCTGTTCACCATCTCGTCGCCCATCTTGCGCAGTGTGCTGCCTGTCTGCTGGTATCCGGCGTTCCGCTGCACCGTTCCGATACCCACACCCGCCGTGGCCATGGTGCCACCGGATAGTGCACCGCCGAGGAAGTCCAGCCCCATCTCCGCTGCCTGCTGCGCCATCGCAAGGCCGAAGGCTTCGCCCTCCGTCTTGCCCTCCGCCATATATGCGTCGATGGTCTGCTGCCACTCGCTTTTGTCCTTGGCAATAAGAATGTCGGCAAACAAGTTGATGAAGTCGCTGCCCACTTCCTCCGCGCCTTCCGTGAACGCATTCTTCAGGATGTACTTGATGGCTCCGTCTTCCCATTTGCCCTTCAGCAGCGCCTCAATGCTGAATTTCTCCGTGAACACCTCCGCCGCGCCCGCAATGGTGCCCAGCGTAAACGCCTGCGTATCCGTCAGCCCTCTGTCCTTCGCGGCAATGGTGGCATCCGCCGCCGCGCCGGTGCCCATGATTGCAAGGGACATTCCCTCGCTCAGTGCGCCGCCTCCGCCGAATCCGCCGGTAATTGCTGTATTCAGTAGAAAGTCGCCCATGCTCATGCCGGTCTGGTACAGGAAGCTGCCCGCTTTCCCCCAGTTCCCACTCTGCTCAATGGTCTCTGCCACCTGATTGCGGATGGCGTTGTTGGCATAGGAAAAGCGGTTGTACGCCGCGTTCTGGTCGATGGTTCCGGTGCCGAGATAATCCGCCGCCTGTCCGAGATAGCTCAGCCCCTTCATTGGGGAAGTCAGCACGCTGAACACACTGCTGCCTACCGGCGATTCCTTGGCATAGTCTCTCCAGTATGCTTCCTCTTCCTGCCGTTGGCGATAGTTCAGATCGCTCGTCAGATAGTCATAGTAAGCGTGCGCCGCGTCCTTGCCCTGCGAGGCGTACAGATAGTTGAAGATGGCCACCTCTTCGTCGGTCATCTGCTGCGATTCCGATCTGTTTTCCGTCGCCATTCCAAACAAAGCACCCAGTGGATTGCTGTCTCCGCCATAGTTTGCTCCGGCTTGGTTGGTAATGTATGCACCTGCCTCGCTGTTTCCGTTGATGTATTCATACAGCGGGTCATCCCATCCGCTGGCATCGTCGCTGTAATTGTCAAACAGAATATCGAGGTTTGAGCGTTTCTTCCCGTTGGCCGTGCTCTTGTACTGGCTCTTCTCTCCGAAGTCTTTCGCGCCGGTCAGGTCGGCGTACTGGTAATACTTCTTCCAGTCCAGCTCCTCCTGCAGCAAATCCACCGCACCCTGCGCTTCTGCGATCTGGCTGTCCATCGCCTTGGCCTGTGCCTGCAGTGCCTGCGCCTGCTGGCTCCACTGCATCAGCTCATTTGTCCCGCCGCGCCGGGAAGATACCTTGTTCATCAGCTGCTGCGCCTGCTTCTGCAGCTCCTTCTGCTTCGCTTGCAACTGCTTCACGTTGTCCTGCGCCGCCGTCAGGTCGGCGTTGATGGCGTTCTCGTCCGTTCGGATGGTCTTCTTCCAGTTGTCGAACAGGTTCTGCTGCTCTGTGCGGTAGGCTTCATAATCCTCCGCCGCCTGCTTGTACTGGTTCCACGCAGGCTCATAGGCGGCATAAGCGGCATCTACCGCCTTTGTCGCGTCCTCATACTGTTTCAGCGTGTTGGCATATTCCCGCTGCATCTGCTGCACAATCCCGGACGCAATAGCGCTGCTGCCCGCGTACTGCTGCAGCTCCGGCAGCTTTCCGCTCAGCTCGTTCAGCTTCGTATAGAGATTGCCCGCCGTCTCATTGGCGCTCTGCAGCTCCTCCGCCTTCTTTTTGGCGTTCGCCTCATATGTGGTCACGGTGTTGTATTTCCGCTCCATATCCGTGCCCAGCTTCGGCTGCGAATAGTATTTCCCATCCGCCGTCGCGCCCACAAGGTAGTTCTGATAGCTGCCGTACTTCTGCTGCATGGCAGTGGAGCGGTTATACTCGCTCTCTGTCAGCTTATCAGATGCAGCTGCGCGTGCGGCATAGTTCTGCCGCACGCTGCTGTCATACTCGTCTCTGGTTTTCCCGCTCCGGTCGAAGGCTGCGTTGCCACTGGCAAGGTGCTGCTGCGCATCTTCCTTGCCCAGCTTCTGATTGCTCCATGCAGAAAAGGACTGTGTCTTTTGCGCCGCGCCGGTTGGCTTCGCTGCGCCAGTCGTCTGCCTCATCTTGTTATTGCTCCATTCAGAAAAGGATGCCATACCCTGTCCTCCTTACTTACTGGCGGCGTATTCGCAGTAGTCTTTGATATAGTCCGCGTAGCTGTTGTAGTTCTTTACCTCAGTGCCTCCGGTGCCGTACTGCTGCAGCGATGCCTTCCTGCGGCTCCACTCGCTCTTAGTCATCAGGCCGGAGCGCGCGCCGCCGTCCACCCCCGCCGCCTTCATGTAGGCAATGGCGCTGTCGTAGTCGGTCACGCCGGAGATGTTTCCGCCGCCGGTAGTCCCGCCGCTCTTGGTAAATCCTGCCTGCGTCAGCATTGCCTCCGTGATGCCCGGATTGCTCTGCAGGATGCTGTTCCATGTGTCAGCGTCGATGTTCGTTCCGTAGGCCGCCTTCAGTGCTGCAATGTCCTGCGCGCTCAGCCCGGTCGTCTCGGTCTCCTGCGGCGTTGTGTTTCCGCCGCCTCCACTGCTTCGGCTCCCTCCGGAAGAGGACTTGCCCGCCGCCGTGGTGTTGAACTTGTTCAGTGCCGCCGCGTCCGGATTGATGCCCAGCTCCCGCAGTCCGGAGTAGTCGCCGTACTGCGCGGCCAGCTGCGCCAGCTGATAGCGCCGCTCGTAGTCCGTCGGGTTGTTGTCGGTGTTGATGCCCATATCGTTCAGGAACGAATTGTCGCCCAGCTCCGCCGCCGTCAGCGCCTTGTTTATTGCCTCGCTGCGTCTGGCCGTCTGGTTGTTCACCTCGTCCAGCAGCTGCCCATAGTTGAAGCTGCGGTCGGTGTTGAACTGGTTCAGGTCGTTCAAGTACTTGGTGTAGTCCAGCTGCTCCAGCCCGCTGGCCGTCTGCAGGTCGTTGTTGATGCGGTTGTATTCGTCCATCCACGCCTGATAGTCGAAGGCGCGGTTGGTGTTGTACTGCTGCATCTCGTTGAGGAACTTGTCGTAGTCGCTCTGCTCCGCGCCCTGCACTGCGCCGAGGTCGCTGAGCTTCATGTTGTAGTCGTTCATGTACTTGTTGTAGGCCAACTGATAAAGCTCCGGGATTTTGTCTGTCATCTGGCTGGCGTAGTAGTCGCCCGCCTGCGCTGCCGCGTTTACCGCGTAGCTGGACGGAATGCCGCCGCTGGCAGCTGCCGCCGCGCCCAGCGCGTCCTGCGTGGCTCTCTGGCCTTCCCGCGTGTACTGCTTGCGGTACTGGCTGTAAAGCTGATCGTTCTCCGGGTCATAGCTGAAGTCCTTCCGGTTTACGATCTGGCCAAGCAAGTCCCGAATGGTGTCATCGTATCGGTTCGTGTACTCCGGCTGCGCCTCGCCGTAGGAATAGCTCCCGTAGCCCAGCTGCTTGTCCAAAAGTCCGCTGATGGTGTCGGCATAGTTGTTTTTGTAGGTCGGCGCTGCGCTGCTCTGGAAGTCCTTGGGGGATAGCGGGTCAAGGTAGAAGTTTGCACCCCTCTGCCCGCCGGTGTACCCGCCGTAGCTGGAGCGGATGCCCTCCGCGCCGAGGTTGGCCAGCGCCCGTGCCTCGTCCGTGGTGGCGTTTTTGTAGTCCTGCTTGTACTTCAGGATACTCATGCCCGCATCCGGGTTCTGCTGCGCCAGCTTCAGGTCTGCGTCAGAGAACTGCCCGCCGAGACCGCTGTTCTGTACGGCCTTCTGAAAATCATCGTATGTGTATCTGTTTGCCATAGTCCGCCCCTTTCTTATAATTCGCTGCCGTTGTACACTTCCCGCACCAGCGAATACAGCCTGCATCCGCCGTTGCCGGTCATCCGGATGCGGAAGTGGTCGCACCGTCGCGGGATGATGGGCAGATAGTAACTTCGCTTCACTTCCGTCTGCAGCGTCTTCACTGTCCGCCACACGCCGTCGCTGTCGAACTGCATGTCGATCTGTACGCTGGCATCCTCATCCAGCTCCAAACGAAGCAGCAGCTTTCCGATGCCCTTCTTCTCCGGTGTCGCCGTGGAAGAGGACGAATAGGTGGTGTACTCGTAGAAGTCCGCCCACTCCGCCTTCCATGCCACCAGCTCCTCCTGCACCGCCCCCTGCGGCACGGTTCTGGCGTTTCCGTTCATCCACAGCTTTCCGCTCGCGTCGAGGCAGTACAGCTCCTCGTTCCAGCCCCAGCCTACCGCCTGCGTGTTGTCCTCCCGGTGCCACAGATTGCTTCTGGTGTCGTAAACAAACAGCTGATGCGCCCCTGTCGTGTCCTGAAGCGACACGAAATACTTTGTTCCGTCGCTGCCCGCCACGCCGTTTTTGAAGCGCTGCGTGCCGAATGCCGCGCTTACGCTCTGCGGGATGCCGCCGCTCCATGCCGTGATGCCTGTCCGGCTCAGGTAGAACAGCGTCTCACCCGCAATGGCAAGGCTCTCGTCGCTGCCCTTTTCCACGCCCAAGGACGCGCTGCCCATCACCTGAAAATTGGATGGCTTGTCTCCAAATACCTTGTAGATGTGCTCCTCCTTGAAGAAGCACGGGTAGCCGAGATAGCTGCAGCACGCGGTGAAATCTCCCGTGCTGCCCACATCCGCCGCAAAGCTGTCCGTAGCCACGCCGTCAAATACATTCCAGTTGAAGATGTCCCCCAGCTTGCTGGCGTAGATCGTGTCGCCCTTGCATCCCCACAGCCGGTTTTCATTCTCGCAGATATAGTCTAACTCTGGAACCGTGCGGCTGAGTTGCAATGTTTCGCTGTCTCCGCCGTCCGAGATGGTGAAGGTGTTCTCATAGAAGCGCAGGTTGTCCCCGTCAATCTCCCGTATAATGGCGGTCTTGTTGTTCTCCGGATGCGTCGTCGCGCCGGAGATCGTCACCGCGTCGCCCTCGTTGAACTTTGCTCCCGCACCCACAGCGTAGATGGTGTTGGCTTTTGCTTCCTCGCCCGCGTAGGTGCCGTCCTGAATCTTCGCGCTCCCGCTCCAGCTGCTTTCCAGTGCGCCGAAGTCGCCCGTCAGGCGGTTGTAGTATTTCTTGTCCGGCAGGATGACGATGTACGCGCCGAGGCTCGTGAACTTCTTGTGCCCGTCGGTGACGATGCCCTTCAGCTCGCCGTCGGCGTAAAAGCCCGTTCCATCCGCCCAGTACAGCCCGTCGTGGGCATATAAACCGTTCGGTTTCGTCAGCGTCCGACATGTCCACCGCCTTGTGCGCGGGCTTAAAAGGGGATAGAAGTCGCTCGACAGATTCTCCATGTCCCACAAGTCTCCGTTCTCTGCTGCGAGCGTGTGGTTGTATCCGCCGAACTTTACCTGCTTGCGCTTGCTGATGCCGTCGCCGTAGGCCATGGATGGCAGCCCGGTCGCCATTATCCCTCACCTCCGAACACAATGAACTTCTCCAGCGCTTCCAGCTGCATGGGCGTGATCTTCTCCGGCACCGGCGCGTGCTGCACCGTGAAGTCATCCTCCACCTGCGTCATGCCCAGCGCCCTGCGTTCCCTCTGGTATCCCGCCGCCGCGTCTACGTCCCGATAAGGGAAGGTGCCCCGCTCCGTCCATTTGATATTGCCCTTTTCGTCCTTCTCCGCGTACTTCTCCGCCAGCTTCAGTTCCTCATTCTGCAGAAACTCCACATGGCTCTGCAGCTGCTTCTTCACCATCATCACAGCAAACGCCGTCTGATAGTCCATTTCCTTCTGCTGCAGCTGCACCGCCGCCAGATAGGCGTTTGCGCATTCGATCAAATACATGCTTTCCCTCCTTAGCTGCTGCTCACTTGAAGCAGCGTCCCGTTGACATACACATCTCCCGTCAGGTAGATGCCACTGTCTCCTCTGATGGTCATTCTCGTTCCCGCATACAGGAACACGTTCTCGTCCGCCTCCATACTGATGCCGCTGGCACTCTGCAGCTTCATGGTAAAGCCCACGCCCTGCACATAGTTGGTGTAGATGAACATGCGGTATGTGCGCTCGTACTCCGTGCCCGCGCCCTGATCGTCCAGTCGGATGCCGCCCGCCACATAGTTGGTGTTCAGGTAGCAGAACTCGATCTCGCCGCCCACGGTTCCGTTGGCTTTCAGTACGCTTTTGAAGGTGCTGCCCTCGATGGTGCAGCCGTAGATGTCGATAGCCTCGATGGTGCCCGTGGTGATGTTGTCCCCGTTGATGGTCGTCCAGCCGCTGGTGGACAGGTCTGTGAAGCTCACCATGCCGGAGAAGCTGATGGACTGGCTGCTCAGCTGCACGCCGTTGGCCAAAAGCCGAATGGTGGAGCTGGATGAGCCGTTGGTCACGCTCAGCGTCATGCCGTTCACCGTCTGCGTCAGGGAAGAGATGTTCCCCTCTGCGTCCGAGATGCGGCTTGTCAGGCTTGTGGCCGTCTGCTGCAGGGTGGAGATGCTGCCCTCCGCGCTGCTGATGCGGCTTGTCAGGCTTGTGGTGGTGGCGGTGAGCTGCGTGATGTTTCCCTCCGCGTCGCTCAGCCGCGCGCCCAGTCCCGCCGCCGTCACTGTCAGCGCCGCGATATTTGCCTCGTCATCCTTCAGCTGCACATACACCGGCTCCGTGATGATGTTTGCGATCTCCTCCAGCCCCGCGTCGTTGAAGTTCTCTTTGTCAAGGTTTCCCATGCTGTAGCGCAGCTGCTCCAGCAGCATGTAGAGATAGCTTGTGATCTTCTCAAACTTCTCGTCCGTGCTCTGCTCCTGCGTCAGCGTCGGGAAAGTGGTGTCTGCCGTCAGCAGGTTTGATGGCATCTTTCATGCCTCCTTTCGCGCAGAAGGCGGAGACCGGCGGAATGCACCGGCCTCCGCCGCTCTCTTAGTCCTTCACCGCAGGCTCCATGCCCACAGCCTTCAGCTTGCGGTCAAACGCCCCGCCGCGATACTCCAGTACAAGAGTACGCACCATGTCGTGGCTCAGGTCGATGATGTCCTCGTTGCCCGTCGGGTCGCTGCCGTCGCCACCGAGGATGTTTGCATCCATCAACTTTTCAACGATGTCGTGGAACTCCTTGTTCTTGATGTCCCGCAGCCGTTCGTATCTCACCATGTTTTCTTCCTCCAGTCTTTCGTTTACTTCCTTTGCGATCTGCCCGTGATGCTCGTACAGCCAGTTGCCGGGGCAGCTCTTATTGGCAAACCAGCGGTGCACCGTCATGTTCTGCTTTTCCACCTGACCTACGAGGTTTTGATCTCCCTTCCACCGCAGTTCAGGGATGTGATTCCGCTTACAGATGTCCACCAGCAGATTGATGAGGCTCCTGTAGGCTTCCTCCGTTATCGGCCACGGCTCGCCGTCTGCGCAGTTGGCCACCTCGATGGTCACAGCCCGGTTGTCGTTGCTGGCGCTTGAAGTGCACCAGCTGCAGTTTCCCTCGTCCACATACAGCGCGATTCTGCCGTCGCTGCCGATGCCGTAGTTGCTGCTGGCCTCCCGCGATCTGTCTGCAAACAGTCTGCCGCAGCTCTCCACGCTCAGGTTTCCCGCCATGCAGTGGATGCTGATGGTGTCGATGGCGTGCCTGCGCTTGCCGGAGTGGTTCGGGCTGAGCCGGGTATAGCTCACCAGCTTACTGTTGCTCATGGTCTTCCTCCTTGCCGGGTGTTGCGGTGCTCAGCATGTCCTTCAGCTTCTTCAGCACATCCACCGCATACGCCGTGAACGCCGCCAGCAGCGCGATATGTACCGCCGTCATCAGGTTCACCGTCTGTCCCTCCGCCTCGATGACCAGCAGATCAGGGTTCAGCCAGCCCGCGTAGTACACCGCGATGAGCGACGCAGCCACCACGCCGCCCTTGATGCAGCCGTTGCGGAACTTCATCATGTCCCATGTGCCCTCCATGAAGGCGTTCACGCTGCCGAGGGCGATGTTGGCCGCGATCAGCAGCACCAGCCCAATGCCCAGTCTCACGATTGCAATGTCCGTCATAGTCTTGCTCCTTTCATAAGTCCGTTACCTGTTCTTCCTTCCTTCCGATGCCGCCGAAGCTCTCCCGCTTTTCAAACAGGCTCTTCACGCAGTACAGCAGCACCACGCCGATGATCTCCGTCACCGCCGTCCGGCTCAGGCTTTCCGCAATCTCCGTCCTGCCGAGGAAGGCGAGGGCGTAGCTGCACCACACCCAGCCGATGCCGTTGATAAGGCACACCCACACAATGCGCTTGGTGGTCGTTGTCTTGCTTGGCCGTCTTCTCTGATGCCTGCCGCTCATGTTTCTCTCTCCAGATCATCAATGCGGTGGTTTGCCACCTTCAGTTTTTCCTCGAAGACTGCCGCCGCCTCTTCCAGATGGTAGGTGCGCTCCACCAGCCCGTTGTGCTTTGCCACCTTCTTCTCCAGCTCCTCCAAGCGGTAGGCGATGAGTGCCGCGCTTTTCTTGTTTGCGAAGTACGCCCCCGCCATGGTGCCGATCAGGCTCAGCACAGCCACGATGACCGTCTCCGTCATGCCGTCGCCTCCGTCCATCCATACGCACCCGGCTCCCACACGTTCGCGTCCACATCGCTCGTCCAGTGTTTGCCGTTGTGGCTCACCTTTGCGCCCTTGGCGTAGGCATCTGTGCTGCCCACCGGCTGGCTCCACTCCGGCCATTCCTCCGCCGGGTCGGAGATGCCCACCCACAGCGACGGGCTGTCCTCCGGTTTCCAGTCCGCCTGCGAGGTGTGCGCCTGCAGGCATTTGTAGAGCTTTCCGCTGCGTTCCCTGATCTGTCCTGCGGTGTAGGCCACCGGGTACGTCCACGGGCTGAACAGCTCCGCGTGCTCTCCCGCCGTCACGCCGTCGATGTCTCCCCTCTCTGTCATGGTGACAAAGGCGATGCCCACCGCCTCGCTGCTGCTCTGCAAAACCGTGCCGGTGTCCTTCTCAATGAGCTGTACTTCCTCCAGTTCATCAAGCCCCGTGTGCCCCATCAGACGGTATACCGTGCCGTCCACGGCCACGCCCTGTGCGTCCTCCTCTTCGCAGAGGATGTAGAAGCCGTCCGCGTGCCTGCGGATGTAGTTCGGCTTCTCTGCCAGCGCGATCACGCCGCCGTCCTTTCTGATCTCGTACATGCTTTCACGCTCCTTTTTCCATCAGTCGTTTGTAGAACCTGCCCATCCGCCGCAGCACCCGGTAGCTGTTGCCCCGCCGCATGTGTCCGCGCCAGCTCTCGTATGCCGTTCGGATGTCCTCTTCCGTCATTTTCCCTTCGTCCATCCAGCGCCGGAATGTCTTCAGCTTCCGCCGCATCCGCCGCGCGCTCTTTCGGCACATTTTCCGCCGCACCTTCCCGGTCTCCGTCAGGTAGAACCGCGTCTTCAGAAAGTGCAGTTCCTGCAGCTTCACGATGCGCGTCTTCTTTTCGTTCATCCGGATGCCGAGGTCTGCGCATACCGCCCGGATTTGCTTCAGGCATTCCTGCAGGTAGTCCCGGCTCTCGTGGATGAGATACCCGTCGTCCATATATCTGCCGTAGCCTTCGATGTGCAGTTGCTCCTTGATGAAGTGGTCAAGCCGGTTCGGCAGCATCAGCGCGTCGATCTGGCTCACCTGACTGCCGAGGCCGAAGCCCCGCTCGCCAAAGTCCTCCATTAGACCGCACGCCAGCTTTCGCACCCGCTCGTCCCTTATCCGCCGCGCGCTCTCTGCGTAGATTGGCGCGTGCGGTGCGGAGTTGAAGTAATCCGAGAAGTCGAACACCAGCGCCCAGCCGTCCGTCCCGTGCTTTCGGTAGTACCGCTGCAGGTGGGAGGTCAGCCTGTCCATGGCAAAGTCGATGCCCTTACCCTTCAGGCTCGCCGCGTTGTCGTAAACGAACGCTGCCGAGAACAACGGCACCAGCGCGTTATCACACAGGCATCGCTGCACCACGCGCTCCGCAATGTGCACGCTGCGGATATGCCGTAGCTTGCCTCGTTCCATCAGGTCGAAGGCGAAAAAGCCCTTGGTCTTCCATGTGCCGTCCATCAGCTCCCGGTGTGTCCGGGCGATGTTGGCGGCAAAATTTCCGAGATACCGCTGCGTGGAGCATTTCCAGCCCACGCCCTTGCAGCATTCCCGTCCCGCACGGTACAGGTGCTCGTAGCTGAACACCTGCTCAAAGCTCCCGCACGCCTCGCTGCGCGCGTCTCTTCGCCTCTGGCGTTCTGCGTGCCGTCGCTTGTATTGTGCCTCGTGTCTCTCTTCACTCGTCATAATTCTCCCCGCCCGTTAGGGCATCCCCTGTACGGAATTGTTCTTGGGTGCGTGTTCCATCCGCGTGGCAGTACCAGCCATGAAACGGGCTATCCGCACGTTTGCCCGCCATGCAAGCAGCGTCCGGCTGACTGCATCAGAGGATTGTTTTGGCTATGCCGGGAACAAGCTCTCCTTCTGCAAGGGTGCTGCTTCGCCGCTGCCGGTTACTGTCCTGACCCATCTCTTGCAGAATCCGAAGGCCACGCCATTCGCATTGCTCGCGTTGTTGTAGTTGGCGTTGCCGTTGCTGTTGACATTGCAGAAATTCGTGGAGTTGCTGCCATTCGGAGAGCGCTCCCACCAGTTGTACGCGCTGCCGCAAGTGCAACAAATACAGAGCTTGACCCATGTTCTTCATTCCGGAAGGTCTTTGTACCGCTGCCGGTCATTCTTCTTCACCGCCGCAATGAGCTTCGCTTCCTCGCAGATGAGGTCGCCCCAGTGCTGCATCGCGTTGTGAATCCACCCGTAGCCCTCCGGGTTCTGCAAAATGCTGTCATACAGCAGCTGCAGCTTCGGGCTGAGGTTCTGCAGCGCGTTGTTCGCTCGCATCAGCTCATCCCTGCGCAGCTGCGCCTCGTGCCGGTTCGTTGGCCAGATGTTGTTCGCCGCCCGTACCCGGTCATGTACCTCGCTGCTCAGCTCCATGATGCGCCCCGTCAGAAACCGCTCGTACCGCTTCGGTGCCTTCATGCAGCACGCGAAGGTGTGCGCCTCCAGCTGTCTGGCTGTTTCGATGAACTGCACGCTGCTCTCGCCCCGTTTGGATTTGTAGACCGACATGGTTCTCTCCCTTCCATCCCGCAGCACACAGGCTGCGGGATTGTCTCAGATGCTGGATTAAAAGCAGAAGCCGAAGGCCACGCCATACGCAAAGCTCGCGCTGTTGCAGGTGGCGTCGCCGTCGCTGTAGACACGGCAGAAATACGTGGAGTTGCTGCCATTCGGAGAGCGCTCCCACCAGGAGTACGCGCTGCCGTTGTAGTTCTTCACCTTGCTGTTGCCCGCCTTGTAGTAGTCGTACTGCGTGCCCTCGCCGCTCTCGGAATAGCTGACGCTGCCAAAAATCTCGATCTCACTCAGCAGGAACAGCTTGTCCGCCGTGGTGTTGATGGTCGCGCTCTGGTTGCCCGCCGAGGTCAGCTTGTTCACCTCCCGGATGCCGTTTTGTACTTCTGTCGGCATCAGGGCAAGGATGGCGGGCAGGTGCGTCTGCCGCATGGCGCAGCTCGTCCAGCCGCCGCTGTTGGTGTTGGAGCTGTTCATCTGCTTTGTGTCCGCGTAGCAGTCATGCAGCTGGAAGGTCAGCGGAGCCTTCCCGCCGGATGCGTAGGTGTCGTGGTTCTTGCCGATGATGTCTACCTGATAGCTCGTGCCATTGATGGTCATCGTCTTGCTGTTGCCCACCACCCACGTGCTCGGCACGCTGCCCGAATGGCACGCCGCGATGATGGAAGCCCAGTCGTTGTCCGCGAAGTTGTCCTTCAGGAAGCTCACCGTCACCGCACAGGTCTTGTTCGCCGGTGCGGTGTAGTTTGTTCCTGCCGCCACGCTGATGGCGATCGTCGCGCTGCCGTTGGCCTTGCCCGTCACCGTCACCGTGTTTCCGCTCACGCTCACCGTGGCTGCCGCCGTGTTGCTGCTCGTGGCGCTGATTGCGCCGTCGCCGCTGCGTGTCACCGTGATGGTCTTGCTCTTCGTTGTGGTGTCCAGCGTCATGCTGGTAGGAGAGATACTGAGGCTCCCCGCTGCCTTGGCGATACTCCAGCTCACATTCTTCGCCGTGGTACTTCCGTCGCTCCAGCGGTAGTTGCTCTTCGGCGTGAAGGTTGCCGTGTAGCTTCCCGCGTTCGTGCCGGACGTCGTTCCGCCGATGGTCAGCTGTGTCGTGCTGTAGTTGCTCCATGTGGGTGACTGGCTGCCGCCGTTGTAGGTCAGGCTTCCGCTCTGGCTCGGCACCGTGGAGATCGTCTTCCGGTTCACCGTCACGCTGGTGGTGGCCGTCTTGGTCACGCTCCGCTCCGTGTAGCTCACCGTGATCGTCTGCGTGCCCACGGTATTAAGCGTCGCAGGGCTGCAGCTGTAGCCCGTCACGTTGGCGGTGGCTCCGTCGGAGTAGGTGGCCTTCACCACCATGCCCGCGCTCTGGAAGCTGTCGCCGTACTCGTAGACCCTCTTCGTCGGCTGCGCCGTGATCTCGATCTTCGTCAGCCGGTGGATGACCGCGACGGTCTGCTCCGCCGTCTTCGTCACGCCGCCCTCCGTGTAGCGAATAATCACCTTCGTGGTGCCGTCCGCCAGCGGTGTGTTCGGCTCGTAGCTGTAGCCCGTGCATTTCAGCGTCGCGCCGTTGCTGTAGGTCGCAGTCACCACCATGCCCGCCGGGTCAAAGGTCTCTCCCTGCGTGTAGGTGGTCTTTGTGGGCGGTGTCGTGATTGCGATGCCGGTCAGCTTGATGCCGCCGCCTCCGCCGCCCACCATGTTGAATACCAAACTCATGCTGTTGCCTCCGTCCTCAGAATGTTCACGGTCAGGTTGACCGTGGGTGCTTCATTGCAGTGGAAGGTCATCTTGCCCGCCGTGGTCACATCGTCGGCATAGATCACCGCCTCTGCGTAGCCTGCAAAGCTGTCTCCTGCAGGGCATACCGTGTAGGCGTACCCGCTTGCAAGAAACTTGCTGTTGCTCACGACCTGTTCGTTGCCGCTCCATCCCGCCGCCGTCAGCGTCACGGTGAAAGAGACCGCCTTCCCGCTCTTGCCGTTCCAGCCCGATCTCTCTCCGGCTGTGATGTGCACGGTGGTATTGCCTGTGTGGCCGTCCAGATTGCTCTGTACCGCCGCCGCAGCGCCCGCCGTCTCTTTCCCTGCAATGGCGGTGCGTATGTCGCTGTGCGCCGTGCCGGAGCTGTTGTGCGTCGATACCGCGCTCGCCGCCGTTCCTGTCGGGTCTGCGCCCGCCTGTGCCGCCGTCACCTGATGCGGGTTGTCCGTGTTGCCGGTGTGCGCGCCGAGGCTCGTGGCGTTTGCTTTCTTGTCCAGCTCCGTCTTCACGCCGCCGCTGGTCACGGGGTTTGTGCTGTTCGCCGTCGGGGATGTGTCGAAGGTCAGCTTATCCTGCTTGTCGTTCCACTTCGTTCGCTCCGCCGCTGTGATGTGTGCCGTGGTGTCGCCCTTGTGGCTGTCAAGGTTACTTTGCACCGCCGCCGCAGCGCCGGAGGCATCCGCCCCCACCATCTCCGCCGTGTAGTCGCCCTTCTGCGGCTTTACGATGCCGCCGCGTCCGTTGAAGCTGGTCACGCCGCCGCCCGCAATGGCCTGTGCGCTCTCGCACCAGTATTTGGCGTTGTTGCTGTCCTCGCCCTCGCGGGTGCCGGTGCCGCCCACCGCCCAGCTTTCGGCGGTCTTGCTGTTGGCTGCCACCTGTGTGGCGCTCTGCGCCGCCGCTGCGGCGCTTTCCTCCGCGTCTGCGGCAGCGCCCTCCGCCTTCTCCTGTGCGCTCTGTGCCTTGCTCTGTGCGCTCACCGCGCCCGTCTTGGCAGTTTCCGCTGCGGTCTTGGCGCTCGTTGCCGTACTGGCTGCCGTTTCCGCCGCCGCCTGTGCATCCTCCGCCGCGCTCCGTGCGCTTTCCGCTTTGCTGGCAGAGGTTGCCGCCGCTGTCTTGCTGCCCGCCGCTGCAGTCTCGCTGGCCTTGGCGTTTGTCTCAGCGGTCTGTGCTGCCGTCTTGGCAGATGTTGCTGTACTGGCTGCCGTCTCTGCTGCTGTCTTGGCACTTCGCGCGTCTGTGGCACTCTGCGCCGCCGCTGTGGCGTTGGTGCCGCTGGTGGAGGCATAGCCCTTGGCGCTGCTCTCCGCCGTCTGTGCTTCTCCCGCCGCGTCCGTGGCGGTCTTGGCGCTTGCCGCCGCCGCTGTAGCCTTCTCCGTTGCGGTGGCTGCGCCGCTCTTGGCTGCGGCTGCGTCTGTGCCGGTGGTCTGTGCTGCGGTCTCCGCCGCGCTCTGTGCCGCTTCCGCCGCCGTCTTTGCGCTCTGTGCCGCCGCCAGCGTCTGGCTCACCACATCGCCCTGCAGCTCGCTCAGGCTCAGCAGCTCCTGCCACTGTGTGTCGCTTTCGTACTTCCACTGCAGCTGCTGCGCGGTTTCGTCATAACGGATGACGATAGGCTCGCCGCCGTCGCCCTTCAGGCTCTTCAGCCATTCCTCCTCCGTCCCCTGAAAGCCATGCTTCACGGCGATGCCGTAGGCGGTGATGTAATACCCGCGCCACTCGGTTCCGATCTTCGTGTTTCCGTACCCGCTCATACATACACCTCCTCGTGGGTATCTGCCGGACGGTAGTTGAGGGCAAACCAGCGCATGAACTCGCCGAAGAAGCTGTTGAACATCTGCATGGTGTTCTGGTACTTGTTGTACTCGCCGTTGGCAAAGTCGATCATGGCCGTCAGGTATGCCCAGTAGATTTTGTCGTGCGGCGGCTGCGCCAGCAGCTCCTTGTCCTTGTCCGCGTCGTACTGGTAGGTGATGATTTCCTCGCTTGCCCACAGTAAGACCTCGGTCTGCACCAGCCCCTCGCACTCGTTCAGCCACTTTGTCTTCGCCTCGTTGGAGAAGGCGTTGGGCTTGATCTCGTCTACATAGTCGATGACGCTCTTCAGTGTCGCCATTTCCGTCCTCCTTTCCTTGGTATGAAAAGCGGGGCAGCGGCCTGCGCCGCCGCCCCGTCCGATCTGTGTTCTGATTAGTCGCCAGTTGCGATGAGCTGCGTGCCGCCGGTCACGCCGCCCACGGCATAGCCGCGCCAGTCGTTGAAACCGGCGATGAAGCGGGCGTAGCCCTTCCACACGTTGGCATCGTTCCCGGCCAGCTCGCTTCTGACCTCCAGCTGCACGCGGTCAAGCCACATGGCGCTGCCGTACTCGTCGTTGTACTTCTTGTCCAGCAGAATCCACGGAGCCGTGCCGGACGCGATGAACTGGTTCAGGTACGGCCACACCACCACGTTCCAGCGGCCAAAGTTGTAGTTGAAGCCGTTGTTTGCGGTGGCGGGGTCTTTGTCCGCGCCGATGGCCGCAAACACGTCTCGCTTCAGCTTGTAGTCGTTGGGGATGAGGATGGTGGTGGGAGCCACATCCAGCACCTCGTCGTTGTCGCCACGGAAGTCCTGCATCTTCGCCTCCATCGCCATCAGCGCGTCGTTGCTGAAGGCATCGGAGAACTGGTTGGACTGGTTGGCCTTGCCCAGCTTGCTGGGGTGGTTGGTGGCGAACAGGCATTTGCCGTCGGCGGTCTTCACGTCAAAGGTCTTGCCGGAGAAGGTGGTCTCCGTCTTCTTCTGGACAGCCGCGCCGATGAGGGCAGCGCCGAACTTCTCGCGGGTGCGGTAGTAGCTGGTGATGAAGCCTGCGGGCTGCTTCTTCAAATCCATCAGCTTTGCATCCTCCACGATCTCACGGGACAGGGAGAAGCTGTTCTTCCATGTCATGTGTTCGAGGAACTTGGCAAAGCCCTCCTGCATGCCGTCCACGGGGTAGTCGCCGTTCTCGCCCACGGGCTGGAAGCCGTCCATGGCCGTCATGGTGGAGAACTTCTCGCCCCAGTGGTTGCTGCTGCCCATGTTGAACAGTTCCGGCAGCATGCTGGTCTGTTCAAACGCCTCGCCCCTCTTTTCAAGGAACATCTTGATCGGCTCCTGAGACTTGCCGAAAATGCTGTCCTGAAGGCCGGAGCCTTCGGTAAAGGTGATATTAGCCATTGTTCACTGTACTCCTTTCGTCGTTCTTAGAAGCGCACGCGGCACATGCTGCCGCTGGCGGTGCCGTCCATGTACACCACCTCCGCCACGCCGTTGGTGGTCGTGGCCGTGACCTGCAGGCCGTCCGTGTGCAGCGTCACCTTGTCGCCCAGCTTGATGCTGGTTGCGGCAGCTGCAAAGGTGGTCTCCAGAATCATGTCCTTACCCACGCGGATAACGGGGATGATGTCGCCCGCCGTGCACTCGCTGTCCTTCTCGCACATGGAGATGTAGGTGGGCGCGGTCGCGCCGGTAGCCAGTGCCAGCTGGCCGGTGGTCTGCGTCAGTGCCATGCCCACCTTGGGGGTGATGGCGCTTGCGGGCAGGTATTCAATACCCGGCACGCGGTTGTCGTCGGTGGAATAAATCTTGAAAGCCATTGTGCTTTTCTCCTTTCGCTTCGTCAGCCCTTTTTATGGCTGCGGTTGTAGTGTGCCTGTATCTCGGCATCCGTGGCACCCGGATTCAGCGCACGGTACATCTCCTTCACTTCCGCCGGTACGCTCATTGCGCCCGCGCCTCGTTCCTTGGTTTGCCCCATGTGCTGCTTGCCCTGCAGGTTGTTGAGAGCTGCCTGTCTGGTGGCCGCCGCCGCGCTGCTGGTCAGAGCCTCGAAGTTTGCCAGCCGGTAGGCATCCACCAGCGTGTTACCCTTCTTCACCAGCTCGTAGAACTTCGGATAGGTCTCCATGGCCGCAAGGTCTTTCAGCTCCCGGATGTTGGGGTTCAGCTTGCCGATCTCCTTCAGCTGCTCGTCCACCTTCACCCGTGCCTGTGCCTCGTTGGCCTCCTGCTGCGCCCGCTCCGCCGCCGCCTGCGCTTCCTTGGCCTGCTTCACTTCCGGCAGGTCGTTCACGAATGCGTTGAAATCCTCGTCGCTCATCCCGCTCTTCTTCAGCACGCGGGCTTTGCGCTCTGCATCGAAGCGCTGCCGGTACTCGTCGTACTCCGCCTTCGATGTGATGGGCTGCTTCGTGTACGGGTTCACCAGTCCGCTGTTTCGGAACGCCTCGTCGATGGTGCGCCTCGCTTCTTCCTGTGCGTCTGTGCGCGCCTTCTCCACTGCGGCATCCCGCTCCGCCTCCGCCTTGCGGCGTGCCGCTGCAAACGCTGCGTTCTGCTCCGGGGTCTGCTTGCCCGTCTCACTATGATCTTCGCCGTCCTCCGCAGTCTCCTGCGTCTCATCGGCGCTTGTGTTCTGCGTTTCTTCCTCGGCAGGTTCGGCGGCTTCCTGCTCTTCTGCGCCTTGCGCCTGTGTGGTCTCGTCCGTGGCAGGTTCGGCGGCTTCCTGCTCTTTTCCGCCTTCGTCAATGCCAAACAGTGCGCCGTAGTCGATCTCCATGTGTTGTGCTCCTCTCTGGATTTTTGCGCTTTTCCTGCGAATGTGGGGCTTGCTTTGTCATAGGGTCTTACTTGTTCTTGCTGCCTCTCAGGTCGTTGCCGGTCTTCACGGTGCCGTTGCCCTTCTTGTTGTCTCCGCTGAAGGGTGCCTTCACCACCTGCGCGCCGGTGTTCTTGATGCTGCCAGCGTAGGTCTTCTCTGCCATCTCTGCGTCCTCCTTTCTTTCGTTGATGCTCCTTTGTGTCACGGTCGGCGGCGCGGGTGCCCCAGTCCCGCGCCGCTTCCCGCTTCAGGAGGTCGGGCGATACCCGAATGATAGGGAAGTATCTATGTCAGACGGGGGTTCCTGCCCCCATGGTCTGCCCGGAATCACGCGCAGCGTCCTGCTGCGCTCTCTGGATAACGGCCTGTGCGGTCTGCATGTCCAGCCCGCCGCTCTGCTGCCGCTGCATCTGCGCCTGTTGCATCTGCTGCTGTGCCATCTGCATCTGCATGGCCATCTGCTGCTGCAGCTGCTGCTTGTGCAGTTCCTCTTCGAGGTATGCCCTCGTTTCTCCAGCTCCCGGATAGTGCAGCAGCTCCATCTTCGTCCAGAACAGGATGAGCGTCTGAATCTGCGCCGGGTCTCCGAAGGCTCCCGTCTGCAGGTTCATGCGCGTCTCCTGCCACATGGCCTCGCGGTTCGATGCCAGCGGGGCAGAGGTATCGCAGCTGAACAGGAACTGATCGTTCCAGCACCACTCTCCCGCCGCGTCCTGTTCGAGGAAGTCGTAGCGGTTGAAGGTCTCGTACTGTGCGTTGCCGTGGATGTCGTTGGACACCACCGGCCTCGGCTCGTCCGTGTATGCCAGCTTGAACTTGAACATGGCTTCAAACAGCGCCGCATACGCCGCATCCTTCATCACGCGCTTGCTCTCCAGTCTGCCAGCGCTCTGCGCCGCCGCGAACTCCTTGGCTTTGCCGCTGGTGGCCGTGCGGTCTGTGCGCCCCTGAAAGCTGTCCGTGATGCCGATGATCTGCCTTGCCTCTTCGTATACCTGCGACAGGTACACCATGTCCTGCTCCACATTGCCCTGCAGGTCGTATACGTCGATGAGCGCTTTGGTGGCCGCGTTGCCCGGTCGGATGACCTTCATGTCCTCCGCGTCCACGCGGATGCTGGCCTCGTCCGGCAGCGTGATGTAGCTGCCGGATTTCAGCAGCTTGTCGATGATCTTGCTCTCGATGCGGTTGGTGGTGTTCTGCTGGTCAGCGATCTTGTCAATATCACTGTCTCCGAGGAAGCGCCCGTACACGCTCACGTTCTTCTGCAGGATGATCGGGAAGATGTCCGGCTTGTAGAACGGCACCTTCGTCGGCTCTTCGATGATCTCCACCACCGGCAGCCCCAGCTCGTCCGTCTCCGTGTCGGATGCCGCTTCTCTGCGTACCATGCCGCCGATGGTGCTGCCGTCGCTTCTGGTGACGGCCACCGGAATCTCTTCGTACTCTTCCTCCGTCTCCTCCCACTTGCTGCTCCCACAGTACGGGCACTTCTTCCGCCCGCCTCGCAGAGGCATCGGTCTCGTCTCTCGCGCCAGCTCCTCCGCCGCCGCGTCAAAGTCCACCTCCGCCGCCGCGCTCATGCCGTTCGGCAGCAGAACGTCCGGCGCGTCCATCTCCGGTTCTGTCAGCAGCGGCTCCACCGCGCCGCACTTCACGCACCTACGCAGCCGCCGCGCTTGATAGTCTTCAAGGTCTTCCAGCTGCGTGTCGTTCACCCAGCTGTAAAGGCCGATGCCGCCCTTGTCGTTGCGGTAGTAGGCGATGTACTGCGTCACGAGGTCGTTCGCCGTGGTGTCCCCGCCGGTGCCCTTGATGTCCGGTTCTTCCTCACTCTCGTCCGATACGTCCACATCGTAGCGCCTGCGGATGTATTCCTTCGTCTGCGGGATTTTGAGGATGATGTAGTCCATGTCCTCAATGCCGGTGTATACGCCGTCCTGCGGGATGATCTGCTTCGGGTGCAGCGTGGATACCGCAAGCTCTCCGATGGTGAAGTGCGTCCGCTGCGTGTTGTCCCACTCCACCAGAAACGCCGCACCGCCCTGAATGGGCACCGTCCGCTCCATGATGTCGTTGAGCTGTTCAAACGGCATTCTATCCAGCTCGTTGCGCAGCATATCCTCGATGAGCTTTGCCTTCATCTCGTCCTGCTTGCGTCTGGCCGTCACCTTCGGCTGCGGGATGTTGCTGTCCGTCTGCGCCTCGATAATCTCCGCACAGATGTTGCGCACATGTACGGTCTTCGTCTTCCGCTCGCCCTGTACGATAGGGCGCATCTCGTTCGTCCCGGCGTATAATGCCTCCCGCTCGTCCATGCGCCCGGTCTCGCTGTCGTAGGCCGCTTCGTTGGTCTTCAGCCTGTCCTGCCACAGCCGCAGCTTGTTCTTGTCCTGTTTCTTCATAGCATCCTCCTGTTATCGCTGAGGTGCGCCCCAGCGCTTGCGCAGCATCTCCCGTTCCGCCGGGGATGCGTTTTCGTAGTCCTCCCACATGGATGTCGTCCACTTTCGCGTCAGCTCTTCCTTCTGCACGATGTAGCTCTGCTGCGGCCTGATGTAGTGGGCGATGGCAAGGCTCAGCACGCAGTCGTCGTGTGCTCCCAGCTCCGCCTCCGGCTTCAGTGTCTCCGGGTTCCGCACAAAGGTCAGCATCTCCTGCAGCGTCGTCTCGTCGTTTACGATGGTGATGTCGTCGCGCACGGCGCGGATGAGTTCCGCAATGATGACCGGCCTCGTCTTCGTGTTGGTGAGAAAGCCGAAGCTCTGCTTGATCTTGTGCGTGTAGTCGTCAATGCTCTCCCGGATGTACTGCTTCGGATACCGCAGCCGCTCCAGCTCCATCACCGGGTAGGTGGAGAAGTTGGTCTCAATGCCGATGAGCGCCGTATTGTAATGCATCCCCAAGCAATAGACCTGCCGCGCGAACACGTCCTCGTCGAACTTTCCTCGCAGCACCGCCACCTGTTCTCCGGTTCTGTTGTCCAGCACCTGCACCACAAAGCTGTCGCTGCCTTCTCCGGCAGTGTCTCCGCCGATGACATAGGGCACGCCCTTCTCCGGCTTCCTGTACACCTTGATGCAGCCGTCCCGCTCGTCCTCCCAGTGGATGTCTGTCAGCGTCAGTCCGTCATCCGCGTATGCGAAAAGGCCAGTACACACCGGTTCCTTCAGCTCCTGCAGCCGCCTGCCGATGGCTTTCCCGTTGAATACCGTCTTGCCGGTCACGCCCCACATGCCAAGACAGTAGACCTGATAGTAATACTCGTCCGTCTCCTGAAAGCTCTCCAGCGTCCGGATGGCCGCCGCGTCCAGAAAGCGGTTGTCCTTGTAGGTGCTCTCGTGCACCCGCGCCCGTGGGTCTTTCCGGTCAAAGAAGCGTTTCTTCAGCCAGTGCTGGATGCTGATGGGGTTGAAGCTCAGGATGATCTGCTGATACTCCCGTGTCCTGCCGCGCAGTCGGATGTCCAGTTGGTTGAAGTCGCCCTCCAAAAGCTCGCTGGCCTCTTCAATCCAGATGCCCGTGATGTTGTAGATGGACTTCAGCTTCTCCACATCGTCCAGTCCCGCAAAGATGATCTCGCTGCCGTTTCGGAAGGAAATGGCAAGGTCTGACTTGTTCGGCTTGTATCCGCTGTCCGGATAGAACTCAGCCAGCTGTCCCAGCAGCTGCTTGAAGCAGCTCTCCCGCAGCGTCCTCGCCACCTTGCGGCATACAAGGAACCGGTGTCCCGGCTCGTTCACCGACCGCTCCAGTATCTTCCGTCCGGCAAAGATGGACTTTCCCGAACCGCCGCCGCCCTTCAGCACCAGATAGCGGTGCCGGTCGGCAAACAGTGGGAGAAAGGTCTCGTTGTTGGTCTCCCGTAGTCCTTCGTACCATGTCACGATGTCGTAGAGCTTGTCGATCTCCTCGCGGCTCATGGCCTTCAGCTCAGAGGCCGTCCACTTCGTCTTCATCGTCTTCGCTCTCCCCGTCGTCTGCCCGCAGCATCGCCAGCTTCTCGTGGTAGGTGGCGGCGTGCTTCATGCTCTCGCGGGTGTCCTTGCCCAGCTCAACCTCCTGCTTCTGTTTCCAGCCGTAGTTGTTCTGCAGGTTGAAGATGATGCCTTGCACGCCCTTCTCCCGCGTCAGCAGCTCCTGCTCCAGATACGCCTCAATGCGGGTTCGCGCCCCTTGGCATATCCCTGCCAGCTCCGGGTGCGTTTCCGCGTCCGCGTAGTTCTGCCATGTGCTCCGATCAATGTCCAAATACAGGCACATGCCCGTCACGCTCGGCGGCACCACGAACTGCACCACCTTGATCTCCTCGCCGTCATCGTTGCGGATGATGCCGCCGGTGTCGTCTCTTGCCGGAATTGTCCGTGATATGCTCCGGAAATAACGCTCGATTGCTTCCCGTAGTCCCTTTTTCGTGTATTTTTTCGGCCTTCCTGCAGCCATCTGCGCCACCTCCTTGCTCCGGCGCTATAAGGTTCCCGCGCGTGCGTGCGCGCATCGTGCGCGCTTGTCGTGGGGAAAAATTCATTTTTGCCGCACAGCCTTCGCCCGCCCCTCGAATTATCTTGCTGTGCTCTTACCCGCTGGCGGTGCGCGCCAGCTCACGCTATCATGGTACGACAAAAAGTGTGTCGCTGAGTTGCAACTTTGCCGAAAACGAAAAACGCACGCAGGTGTGTTCCTGCGTGCGTTCTGCGTGTGTTTTTACAGCTGCGTTGGGAAGTTCTCGTAATACTTCCGCACCTTCCGGTACAGCGTGGTCTTGTCCATGTGGTGCCGCATGGCCAGCGCCGTGGCGCTGGCATCCGTGGTGACAAACTCGAATAGTGCCTGATAATACTCCCCGCCGTGCTCCAAGCACAGGTTGAGTATCTTCTGCTGCGCTTCTTCGTCCAGCTCCCGGTAGCGGCGGGAGGTGAAGTAGATATACCCCTGCCGGTTGTAGTCCGCCTTCACGCCGCGCTTATATCGAAACATCTGCTCCACCTCCCGTGTTATCATACGCCCGCGAAGCTCTCCCGGATGGTGCCCCCCGCCGTCTCAAAGGCCACCACATGGAACCGCCCCAGCGGATGGATGTATATCACCGTTCCGTCATAGGCGCGTCTTCGTGTCTTCTTCCTCCGGTGCCGGTCTCTGATCTCTTCCGTCTCGCCGAAGGTGTCCGGCACCCGCTGTACTCTGTCTCTAATTTTCACAACACTTTCCCTCCGTGGCGGTACGGGCGCGTGCGGTTGTACTCGTGCTTCTGCGCCAGCACCGCCTCCACGTCCACACCTTCCTTGCCGCACCAGTCAAGGATGCGGATGAGGCAGTCCGCCATCTCCGTGGCAATACCCTCCGGTTTGCAGCTGTGCTCCGGCTTGCCCTCTGCTTCGCACTGTGTTTCCTTGTCGCAGTGTCCGCAGCATCCGTAGATCATGGGCTTGCCGCTGCGGTATTCCTCCAGTGCTTTGGAAAGCTCGCTGTGGCACAGCGCCACAATGTCTCCAAAGCTGCGCGGCTCGTCCCACCAGCCATGCGCCACGGCATTCTGGTGGATGTCCTTCGTCCACTCGTTCAGTGTCTTCGCCATATTCAGTTCCTCCCGGTTATGTATTGTCCCGCATCAGGGTCTGCCTGATGGAGTACGCTGTTTCATGCGCGCAGGCTGCGCCGCCGAAGAACCGCTCCTCTCACGCCTGCGCATCTCGAAGTGGATGTATGTCCCTCGGTTGATATTGTTCTTGTAGCAGGTGGCCTCCACCAGCTGAAAGTCCGGGTAGCGGTCTTCAAACCACTGCCACTGCGTTCCGCACTCGATGGCCTCCTCAATGTCCGCTATGTCATCCATGTTCAGCTGCCCGTCAAACTGTGCACACTGCGGGATGGTCAGGTTCCGGCTCTGGTTCCAGCGCTTGAAGAAATGCTTGTCCTTGGCGATGTAGTGCGCCAGTCCGGTCACGCCGGATTCGTTGAACTGCAGCCGCTTGCTGTTGGCGTATCCCAGTCCCCACACCTTCTCGATGGTGTCGCGGTCTAATCCGCCGCTGAGGATGACGTGGTGATGCACTCTTCCGTTTGTTTTTCCGTATTCCGTGCAGCTGATGTACTTCAGCTCCAGTCCCAGCTTTGCATACCGGCGCTTCAGTCTGCGGATATAATTGCTCAGGATGTGCTGCGCTTCCTCCTCCGTCTGCGGCTCTTCGCCGGGACGATAGGTCAGATGCAGGGCAATGTCATCCTCCGTGAAGTTGCTGTGTACCAGGCGGGTCAGCTTCTTCTCCGCGTTCTTCTGGTTCAGCTTCTGCTGTATTTCACTCGTTGGCTTGCACCGCGATCTCCGTTTTCCCGGCGCTTGGAATACCGGGTATATGTCTCCGTCCATGTAATCGCCGCAGACATATACGCTCTCCCGGTTGAAGGTTCTCCCTGTGTACATCTCTGCAGCTCCTCTCTGGTTGCTAAGTTAAGATTGGTTACAAGCCTCAATTCGCGCGTGCGCGCGCGAATTATAAATAGTATGTGGTCTGCCATCGTCAGTGCCGGGAGACCGTCCCCGGCAGACAGGACGCGCTGCGTCCTGTTTCGGCTATGTGGATAAATAATGCCCGTAGCACCACGCCGGTGGTGTGGTTCCTTCGACGCACATCTCCTTGCCCTTCGGAAAGAGCTGTGTCACCCGTCCATAGGCGCTCTGCGGTGTCATCATGGGAACGCCATCCGCCCGCGCCGGTGCGCGTTCCTCCGGTCTCGCCCGGTATCCGCAGCGCAGCGCGTCTGTGTCGCGGCTCCATTCCTCCCGGAAGGCATGGGCGCAGCCGCTGCAGCTTGGTTTCATGCTTTGCTCCTTCCCGCGCGCACACGGCGCGCGGATGGTTTCGATCTCAGATTAAAGGCAGAAGCCGAAGGCCACGCCAAACGCAATGCTCGCGTAGCCGTAGTAGGCGTAGCCGTTGCTGTTGACAACGCAGAAATACGTGGAGTCGCTGCCACGCGGAGAGCGGAGCCAGTACCACCATGTTCCGTTCCCCGGCACTTCCTTCACGCGGCTGCGCTCCATGCTGAACAGCTCCAGCTGCGTCTCGTCGGTGTCCGCCGGTGCCCAGTCCTTTGTGTTTTCCTTGCCGAACATCTCCGTGAACGATGGCAACCACAGCTTGTCCTCGCTCTCCAGTGCCTCGCCGTCCACGGTCTGTACAATGCGGCGGGGCACGATGATCTCCTGCAGCTCATCCGGCAGTATGTGGAAAATTGTCTCGTTCAGCCACAGCCGCATCTCACAGTCCCGCCAGCCGCCTTTGTTGGTCATGTGCTTGTTCATGCTGCGCATATCCTTCATGCAGTCCTTCAGCACGAACCGCAGTCCGTTCTCCGTCGTGCCCGCAGCTTGTGCCGTCAGCGCCTCGCCGGTCTTCAGCGTGATGTCCAGCTCGTCGCCCACCTGCAGCAGCTCCTGCAGCTTCCCGTCTGCCTGTGCCTTCTTAATGGTGTTCCACTCGATCTCGCTTGTGATGGTCTTTCTGATATTCATGGGGCATCCTCCTTGATTATCTGTACCGTTCATCCCACGGCACAAAGTATTTTCCGCACGCCTTCTTCAGGCGCTCGTCCACCTTACCCTGCGTGAACCATATCTGCTTGTCGGTCTTTGCATCCGCAAGGCACATTTCCGCATAGGTCATAAAGGTCTGGTCGTAGCAGTCGCTCAGCTTCTTCAGCCGCTCCTCGCCCCAGCCGAAGTCCTCGTGCATGGTAATGAGCATCATGTCCTTGCACTGCTGCAGCGTGAAGCGCCGGGTCTTCTCGTCCCGGATGGCCTGCTGCGCCGCCAGCTTCTGCAGGTATCCGCTCTGCTTTGCCATTGCTTATCCCTCCAGTGTTTCCTTCAGCGTCAGCAGCTTTTCGATGGTGTCCTCATAGGCCGCCTCCAGCAGCACCTCGCAGTCCGTCATACCCTCGTTGCCGTATGGGCAGTTCCAGTGCTCTGCGCTTGTGCACACTCGCTTGCCGCAGGCATCCACCAGCTCCACAGTCTGCCGTGCGTCCTTCAGCTCCTTCATCAGTTCCCGCGCCTTTTGCAGCGCTTCCGGTTCCAGATTGCTGCGCTCGTATTCCCGCAGCTTCTCATAGCAGCGCCGCTGGTCGCAGCGCCCGTCCTCGCAGAAGCTCCCGCCGGGGATGAAGTCGCACTTGGCAATGTCGCAGAAGGAAAGGTCGGTGTCCACCGTCAGCCGTTTCATCTGCCGCACCCCGCCGATCTGCTCTGCAATTCTCCGCCGCAGGCTGCATAGCCCGCAAGGTCTACCCAGTTGTCGCTCTTGCCGTGTCCGGTGGCAATGCGTGCGATCTTCAGCAGCCCCAGCAGCGCCGCTACATCCTCCGGCACGATGCAAACCTCCGCCGCCGGGTCTCCGACGCACTTTTCCTTGATGTAGGTCTCCCACAGCTCGCCGATGACGCGGAAGCTGTCCTCCGGCGTGCCGTAGTCTTCTTCTCTCTGTCCGCACACGCAGACCTCCGCCGCGTGCAGGATTTCACTTCTTGTCATCATTCGTCCTCCCCGTGCAGAACCGCGATATTTGCCAGTACGCTGGCGTTCGTCCATTCCATAGCCAGCAGGATCGCGCTGCGCTGGAACTCGCCCGCCAGTGCGCAGAATGCGTCGCCGTTGTGGTCTTTCACCGCGCTCCACATGTCCTTGTGCACTTCCTTGATGGCCTTCATCCGGCTCTCCACATTCTCGATGTTTTCCTTCAGCTGCGCCCATGCCTCCCGGTCGCTGGCAAAGCCGCGTCCGCGCTCATCCATGATGCCGCTCAGCAGCTCTGCAGAGGTCGCCTGCATGTTGCCCATCAGCTTCTGCTGCGCGCTCAGATTATCCATGCTGCACCTCCATGATCTCCCAGTCCTCTGCCAGCATGTCCGTCTGGCTGACCAGCCACGGCGCGCAGCTGCGCGGTGCATCCGGATTGTCGCTGCGCAGGCCGGTGGTGTCGATGTAGATGTACGGGCTGGTCATCTTGCTGTGCTCATCCGGCACCTGCACCTTGATAAAGATGCCCTTGCCGTTCCAGCCTCTGCGCCGAACCGGCCAGCCGCAGCGCAGCTTGCTCAGTGCCCAGCCAAAGTCGTGCGTTTTCACTTCCACCGCCTTGCACTTCGCAGCGCGCTCCTCGTCCGTCTTCTTCTGCAAGGCGTAGCCCTCCAGCTCCCACAGCCGGTTTTCGATGTGCTGGAAGCACAGCTTCTTTCCCAGCTCCACGTCGTAGTTGGCCGGGTCTACGCACGCGCTGCTCTCCGTCAGGATGAAGCCGTTGCGCAGCCGCACCGTCACCACCGTGCACTTGCCGAACTCCGTGCGCACCTGCACGTCCGCGCTGTTCAGCAGCAGGTCGATCTCCGCCTGTGTTACCTTGATGTCGCTCATGTTCCTGTCCTCCTGTCATTTTGTTTGTATATCGTCCGCCCCCACTGGCAGCGTGGGCAGAGGTATCCGTCCTTGGGTATCGTCTGGCTTTTGGCGATGTTCCATCTTAGCCCGCAGCTGCGGCAGGTCTCGTATCGCAGCCCCGGCACTTCCCGCATCCGTTCTTCTCTCACTCCGCGTTCCATGTCTTCGGGTTATTGATGCCGTTTCGCACCAGCTTCGTGTTCAGCTCCCGCATCTGCTCCGCAGAGATGGCGCACATCTTTCGCGCCATTTTTGCCGCTCCGTATACCTCGTGCATCAGCTCCTTATTCTTCGATGCCACTGCGTAGTTCGCCTGCTTCTGCAGGTCTTCCCAAATCTCTTTAATCATGCAATCTCCTGTTCCCGATAGAGTTTAACTTCTCCACTTTCAATGTAAGCCCGGTTTATCAGCAGCCGTTGTTTCTTCCCTTGGTTCAAGATTACCCTCAAATCGTCCGGTGTCCGGATGATCTTGTCCACGGTCGTGACCATCAGCCACTCGTGGCTTTCCATGGAGCAGTCGTATATGACGGTCATGCCCACCTGAAGCTCATCCCACGCAAGCCTCCGACCGTGTCCCTCTATGTATGCGCCCACGCGCAGCGCAGCAGGGAAGAGGCTCAACTGTTCCATCCGCTCACTCCTCATACGGGCTGCTCAGGCTCCAGTCCCAAACTTGCCCGCCGTCCCACTCCGTCCGGAAGTGGTTGTGTTTCCCGTCGCCGGAGAAGAACAGGTATTCCCTCGGCAGTACTCTGCCGGTGTCGGTCTCCCCATCCTTTTCGTCCAGCCACCGCCCGATCACATCCAGCGCCAGCTCCTTCAGCTCCGGCAGTAGTGGATTATCCGCTGCATATCCTTGGAACTGGTACGGCTTTGTCACCACGGCGATCACGCCCGCCGGTGTTGCATCCCGTGCATCGTCCACTCGGTTCAGGATGCACCACACCACCGCCGCCCGCTCCGTAGTGGAGCACACCATGGCCTCTCCGTATACGGTCTTGGCGATGTACGCCGCAGCCTCCGGCCATGCGCTCATATCCCGCTCAGGCTCTTTCTGTCGGATGACCGGCTCCGGCATGCGCGTCACATAGGTCTGCGTCAGTTTCTTGGTCTCTGCCTCGTCCTGCTCAATCGGCTGCGCCGTTGTGTTCAACATCAGCAGGTTGGCCACCACCGCCGCCAGCATCAGCAGTGCCGCCGCCGCTGCAAGTGCTCTCTTTCTCATTCCATCCACCCCGCCAGCCATGCGAACAGCGCCGCCGCGCACATGGATGCAGCCATCATCAGGAAGCCCGCGCCCAGCGCGATGGTGTCTCGTTCCACACCTCCGCCGATGCCCAGCACCAGCAGAAAGCTCGTCCACGCCAGCGCGCCCCATGTTCCCTTTAGCGTCCGGCGCTTGCGTCTCCTCACCGTGATGTGTCTCATTTCCATGTCTATCCCTCCGTGTCAGAACGGCAGCTCGCCGTCATCTTCCGTTACCTCTTCGTATGGGTTTCCGTCCTGCGAATAGATGTCTGCCACCTGCTCCAGCTTCTTCGTGTCCCCGAAGTAAAGATTGGTGGCGTTCAGCTCCGTCTCCTTGCGCGTCTGATCGTGCTTGTCCTTCCATGTGCGCGTCTGCAGGCGGCCAGTCGCCACCACCATCCGCCCCTTGCCGAAGAACTTGCACAGGAACTCTGCCGTGCCCCGCCATGCCACACAGTCGATGAAGTCCGTGGCGCGCTTGCCGTCTTCTCCCGGCTTGCCGTCCCGCTCCACCGCCAGCGTAAAGCTGCATACCGGCGTTCCGGTGCTCGTTCGCCGCAGTTCCGGGTCAGCGGTCAGCCGTCCCATGATGGCCGTGTCATTCAGCATCACTCTCAACCTTTCTCTCGATGGATTTCATCAGCTTCAAAAAATCAACCGCCTGCGGATATTCTCCCGTGTCATCGCGGACAACCTCCGCCAGAAAGCTCTGAAGTTCTCGCCAGCAGGCGGTGTAATAAATCTCGTTTCGATCACTCCGCATCCGTTTATCCCCACTCTTCCATGATGTGTTCCGCCGCTTCCTTCGTCAGCCCGATAAAGTCTTCTTCTGTCGTCCCCATCAGAATGGCGTTCCCGACGATAACATCGTTATAGATTGCAGCCATATCCGTTGCCGTCTGCTTCACCGGCAGTCCCAGCAGCTTGCCCTCCTCGTTGATGATGAGCGTCAGCCCCACGTCCTTTTCTTTGCTCCATCCCGAACTCATCACAGTCGGCACCGTTTCAATGTGTCCTTCCACGATCTCCTGCAGTGTCTTCAGGTCTAAGCTGTCGCCGGGATAGCAGTGCAGCAGCACCGTCTCCTCGTTCGGTCTGATGATGATTGCATATCTCTCCACGTTCTTTTCCTCCTTCACCAGTTCACGCACAGTTCCTCGTCCAGAATCTGAAATGTTCCGGTCGTTTTCTCTTCCGTTGGCTGCAGGTCTTCCTCATCCAGATAGTTCCTGCCGAACTCCCGCATGAAGTCCTCCTTCGTCCAGCCCATCTGCTCCATGGCCAGTTTCTGTCCGTATCTGTGCAGCTCGTCCATGGTCTCCCGGCAGCTGTGCACCGCCTTCTCCCCGAAGATGTGGCAGCTTCCGTGGCACAGGTAAACCGTCAGGCCGTACTTCTCGCTCTTCTTGCGGTATGCGCCGCCGAAGATGTGGTGCTTGTCCAGCGGCTCCGCCGTCCCGTTCCTGCCGCACAGCCAGCAGCTTTGTCCTGTGTACATCTTTCTGCCTCCTTCAGGTTTCTGCGGTGCGTCGCTTGCAACGTCCATCCACGCCGATGCCCTTGAACTTGCCCTTGTTCGCTCTCGCGCGGGCAGCGTCCAGCCGTGCCTTGTCGATGTCGTACTCGAATCTGCCGTTCGCATCCAGCTTGTCGGTCATGCCCCGGTTCAGCTCGCGGTATACGGAAGTCTCGTGCAGTCCCACCGCATCCGCGATGTCGCCCACCTTCCAGCCATCTTTGTACAGCCTTGCGATCTCCATGCGCACCTCGTCATCCATGACCTTGTATTTCAATTCAGTGCTCAACCTTCTCACTCCTTCCGCCCGTTTGAGCATAAAAAAATATCGCAAGTCGAACCGTTTAGGTTCTTCTTGCGATATATTTTACAGGCTGCCAATGCAAAATGCAATACTTATCGCAAGAATTTTCAATTAAAAATTAGCCGAACTTTCATGCCGTTATTTGTGCAAGCTGTTCATTGAACACTCTGGCCGCCGTAGTCCGCCCCAATATCTTCCGTGGGTAATTGTTCATCCAGTCCGCCGCCGCGATGATCTCCTCGTCCGGCACCTCGTCGAAGTTCGTACCCTTCGGGAACAGCCGCCGGAACATCTTATTCAGGTTCTCGTTGCTGCCGCGCTCATAGCTGCTATATGGATGGCAGTAGTACATCTTCGTCCGCTGTCCGCCATAGATGGATGTCTCCATCCCCTCGCAATCGGAGAACTCGCTGCCATTGTCTACCGTGATAGTACGGAATATTCTGCTGAACAGCTTCCCATACTTCCGCTCTAATCCATTCAGTGCCTCCACCACGTTTTCCATGGTCGCTCCATACATGGGCAGCGTGATCTCGTTTCTGCTCAGTCTCTCCGTCAGCACCAGCACGCACTTCTTTGTCTTCTGTTTTCCTTTTACCGTATCCATTTCCCAGTGAAACGGCTCCTCTCGCTGGTTGACCTCCTCCGGTCTGTGTTCGATGCTTTCGCCCTGCGGCGGGCGCGCTGCCGCACGCACATGGTTGTAGCCTCTCTTGCTCTCCCCATGCAGCGGCAGGTCTTTGTTCGTGATGTTCAGAAACACGCCGTTTGTGATGTAGTTGTAGATGGTCTTCTCGCACACGCGCACGGAAAACTGTTTTCCCTCCAGCTCAATGTCCATCAGCACGGCAGCAGGGCTGCGTCCCTCGTCCGCGATCTTTCGCTCAATATAGTCCGCCAGCTCATAGTCGTTTCCCAGCTTGATCGGCCTGCCCTTCGCAGTCTTCCCGTACTCATACTGCTGCTGCGCTCTGTCTGCGGAATAGCGGATTTCCGTTGTGTAGTCGCTGTTCAGATGCTCATACATCACACCCGGACGCTTCAGCTCCCGGTACACGGTTGTGTAGTTTACCCGCAGCGCATCCGCGATCTCCTGAACGCCTGCACCGCCGTTGTGCATCCGCTCGATCTTCAGTCTGTCGGTGTAGGTCAGGTGATGGAACCGCTTGAACTTCCTCTCCATGCCGTGCTTCTCCTTTGCGCTTTCTTGCGCTTATTCTAAAGCCGATTACGGCAGGTGTCAATATATGCAAAATCCCTCCGCCCGCAGGTGGAGGGATTATTCTTTTCCCAGCAGCCAGTCCGTGCTCACACGCAGCACCTCGGCCAGTATCGGCAGCTCAAAGTCCGGCACCACGCGCTTGCCGGTTTCAATTCTGCTCACGGCCATCTGTCCCAGCTGAAGACCGGCCAGCTGCAGCTTCGCCGCCAGCTCTTCCTGTGACCAGCCCATACGCATTCGCGCCTCGCGCACCCGCTCGCCGCATAGATTAAAGCGATCTCCCAGTGTATACAGCCGCACAGCTCCGCCTCCTCATAATCATCTTTTGCATATTCTTGCTTGAACTTACCATGTCTTCGTGTTAATCTTATAAAAAAGA